GCTTCATTAATCCTCGTCGTCGTCCTCGTAGGGTATGCGATCCACTCGGTCAGGGATCGATGGCAGAATCCAGTCAGGATAGGCATCTTTGTCGCTAATGAGTGCAAGTGAGATATCGACTGCAAAACCTGCACGCCGAAGTGCACGATACATCTCATGAAGACTGATAGCCCATTGATCGAGAGCATTGTAAGTGTCTAGGTCGATGACCTTCTTCTTAGCCATGTCGAAAATTATCGCTCTAAGAGGATGTTATATATCTCATCGACACGCGAGTTGAGTCGCTTAATCTCAGACAGTAAATGCGTGATCACATAACCTGCAAGCCCACCGATCACGGCAAGGCTGGCAAAGTAAAGGGTGAAGAAGTTTTCCTGTGTCACTTTTTAGGGCTCGCGTAACCGAAGACGCCTGCAACGATCGAACCTAGAATAGCGCGATAGTCTAAAGCAAAGTTTGATGTAGTACCCCAAACAGCCAAGAAGGCACCGATTGAGATAACGATTGGATGTTTCATGTTCATGCTGTGCCTCCTAGTAACGGGATATCAAAGAAAGAGCCGTCCGTATCACCTTGCTTAGTGAAAGAAACGTGGCAATGCGCCCGATGCGGATTGCTTCCCGAATACTTTCGCCAGCGCCAGCCCATGCGAGACGATGCAATTCGTCCGTCGAAGATAATGTAGGCAATGCGCTTCTCGCCTGCCTTTGCCGCGAGTCGAAGCTGATCTGCAATATCGGGCATGAGGTCGGGCTTGCCTGACTTATGTACATCTCGATCGACATCGATGGCTCTAACAATCCCAGTCTTTGGATCAGGATTGTGGTCAGAAACACGGAGCGAATGACGGTAATCGGCCGCCCAGCCATCGCTACGCCTATCTCTATCCTCATAGATGTCGTCGAACTGAAGTCGAAGCTGTTGTCCAGCTTTGCATAAGACGGGTTTCATCCGAGCAATAAAGTCGCTTCATCGGCTGTTATGCCTAGGCGCTCAAGTAATGCAGCCTTAGCATCTGATGCCGTTTTCTGCTCTGCCTTCTTTTCTACGCGTGCTTCTTCATCAAGTCTAAACTGCTCTAGTTCTGCCTCTGAGAGTTCGACAACTTTGACTTCACCTGTTGCGACATTGTGTTCTAGTTTTTCCATTAGTTCACTCCGTAAAGTATGTATGTGCCGCCTGAAAAGGTTCCAGTCGATAGAATGAGGTCAATACGAGTCACCGCGGCTGGAGTAGTGTCGTTCCACATGGTAGTGCTTCTTTCGACATAATATTGAACCGCTGCAGGCTCAACATAACCGCTGACCACGTTTATCAATTTGTTCGCAGTTGTGTTTGTATAATCGGGAATGTCGATGACAATAGCGTTTCTATAATTAGCACCATCGCAGCTCTGACTTGTCAATGGAGCCGAAGTTCCTAGGCTGCCAAAATTGACTGTTGAAGCGCCATTCCAATATGAACCAGTAGCGGAGTATGAATTCCCTGCGCTTGCATTGTTTAGGCGTAGATTGAGTGCAGCATCGACCGATGGATACCAGTCACGGACAACTAATTGCAGATTCTTGTAACTGCCTGAAATCGTGTTGAGGGTAAGCGTGCCGGTGCTAAGTGATCCGCTTGCGATTGAGGTCATTCCTCCGCTACTACCACCACCGACAGCGACCCAAGCTGAGCCCGAGTAATACTCTGTCGCATTTGTGTCCTTGAGATAAGAGATCATGCCTTCTTGAGGTGAGGCTATAGCAGACGTACGAGCTGCAGCGTCGGCAAAAACCATGACCACCTGAGAGGCTAAATAGCCATTCGCGTCGGCGGCAGTTAGCACGTCCCCTGTCGTAAATTCCTTAAAGCCTAGACCTGCTGCCATTGTTTATCTCCTAGTATCCCAATATGGACGTGCCTATTATACCCGACGTTGCTGATCCTATAATGAATGCTTCCACAATCGGTTCAAGCGTCGTGACTGTACACTTCATGATGTTCGGGGTGATGTCCCATGCTAGACCCTGCACTTGCAAAGTCTTGATGATTGTTGAGCCATCCGGCTGAACGTTAGTTATCTTGACATTGTCAAAGTAATCAAGGCCAATGATTGTGTCTGTAGGGACTGCCGTGTCCAATAGATCGACAGTCATGGCATCGATGCGGATCGTTGTCTCGGCTCTTGTTGCCACATATATCTTGGCAATGTCTAAGACTTGAGCATCTGTCTCAGGGATCATCTCCGTTAGAGTAGTGCCATGAGGGAAGTACTTGGCCGAAGAATCAACATTGACTGCCGTCTGTGCTGCGCCACCGATGCGTGTCATGCTAGCCTGATTGATGATCAGCTTGTCATCAAAGGCATATTGGAGATTGGAATAAGGGATACCAGTAGTCTGATTGAACTCAATCGGTGCTGGTACTAACGATGAGACTACATCGGCGCGATCCTTAAATTCTGCAATGCCTTCGGAATCTATAAAAAATGCACCCTGCTCGGCAAACTCTGCCGCCTTGAGGGCTTGCAAGGATGTGCGAGCTGTGCCGGGATCGACTTGGACTGTTGTCGAGCCTGTGTCAATAATTCGCATCGATAGCGGATAATCGACTTGATCTAGAATCTTTGTGATGCGTGTGCCAGTAGTTTGACCTGCTGTTGCGCCCGTCACACTTGCTATGTTAGCCATCTGAAAGAGTCTAAAGGCGTCATAGCAATGAATGTCAACATACCCTAATTCTTGGCCTGTGGGATAGGTGTATTTGTAGGAATCGACATAACCTGAGAATAAGAAGTGCTGAGCCGTCGAAGTAGTTGCCGCGACACGAATCTTGCGCAATGGAGTCAAAAAGCCAAAATAGGGTGAAGCTGTATTTTGAGGGTTAAATGCGCCATCCTGATCGATGACTCTAACTGTGCAACTGCCAGCCTCATAGGTATCGCGCATGACGTTACGTCCTCGGGCAATCTTGATGGATCGAGTCACATCGCTGAGATCGACTGTAGGCGTGTTGACAGGAGAATCACCGAATCTGCTTGTGCCAATGACGCCAAAGGTAGAATCGCCGACCACAAAACCTAGCCCGAAGGTCGCTCCTTGGCTAAAGTCGAACGTGACCGAAATGGTTGCAGGTAATGTCATTTGATTGACGGCGCTCCGCGTCCGTTATATCGGCTCACATCGCTAAATGTACCTGAGAGGGATTGATTGACTTGAGTTTCCGTAATCGCGCCAGTTACTACTCCGCCGTCCAAATATACTTGAACATTAACGGCTTGCTGATCTGCTCTCTGGAATGAATTGACTGCCGCCATCAATTCCATTTGAGCATCGGAAAAGCTAGAAGATGGCGCTACGGGCGCGGTCTGTAATTGTGCTACAGATACCCCTAAGGATGATGCTGTGTAGTTAAGCAAGTCCTGAGGTAGTGTCCAGTTTCGATAAGGGTTAGGCGCCTCGGGTGTCGTCAGTAATAAGTTACGAATATCATTTTGACGCTTAATTGCAGCTTCTAGTTGATCAGATAACTGAGTGGCGAGGCTTGTATTGTCTGCCAAAATGGCTTTCTGTAATAGCAAAGATAGTCGGTCTGTCTCGCTGATCTGACCTTTAAGTGCTGCCTCAATACCGATTGCTTCTAGGTTAAGTGTCTTAGATGCCTTCTGCAAGGCTAGTTGCTTCTTCTGTGTGTCTAGAATCTTCTTGTTATTGTTCGCTAAATCACGCTGGCGCTTGGCCGCGTCGGCTTCTGCCTTTTTACGAGCTGAGGCTTGCGCTGAGGTTTCATAAATACCCATAGGCTGAGAACCTAGATAGCCCATGGATGGCGCGTTTAGTCTAAACTTTGCAGCCTTTTCTGCCGCTTCGATTGCAGCTAAGGCATTCTTCTCGTAATCATCAAAAGGGTTGAGGCTTGCAAGGATGGCGCGGTCGCTTGTCAAAATGTATAACTTTTGGAATCCAAATACGACGCTATTAACTACATTGGCAATCTTGGTCGCTAGAGTGTCGATCTGAGTAACGAACTTAGTGACATCACCTGCAGCAAATACTGAAATCAGGGAATCGACTAGCGCCCCACCGATCTTCTCACTCGCTTCCCCAGCGGCCGTAGTTATGAGCTGTAACTTACCTGCATAGGTGGTCAAAAATTGGGCGTTAGCGCCTGAGAATTGCTTATTAAGTCTCTCCTGAACATCTGCAAAACTCATTGTTTTAAGCTCTGCCTGTGTAAGTCCTAGGGAATACTTACGAAGGCCACGAGTCTGTCCAACATAAGCCATGCTGAGATCATTTGCTACAGTCTCAAAATCAATGCCTGATCCGGCGCTTATGTCTAGAGCCTGTGTAAGTAATTCTTGAGCTTTAGCAACTGAGCCTGTGGTTTGCAATAAACGTTGCATGGCTGGTCTAAGTTGATCGTCTGCTACGCCTGACATGACAGAGAGATCCGATATAAATCTTTCGATGCGTGGAGTCTGAAACTCAAGACCTAAATTCTTTACCGCGATCGCTAATCGGTTAGCGGCTTTCTCATCCTCGATAAATGCTTTCGATGCATTCTTAGCAAACCTGAGAAGCTGTTGAGTACCGAACACGGCGGCAATGCTGGCGCCTAATCTTTTGACACCTTTGTCGAGAGCGTTAGTAGCTTTGCCAGCATCGCCAAAAGCCTTCTTACCCTTGAACTCACCGATAATCGGGATGCGTAATTCAGCCATTGTTATTGCCTTTCGCGTTAAACTTTGCAGCGGCTTTTTCTAGAGCTCTAATGACTCCGACTTTGGCCTTGCCTTCATCTTCTTTGTAAGCCTTAAACATTGCTCGGCCTTGCATCTTGCCTGATCCTGTAAGTGTGCCCTGTAAGCGTGGAGTGAACCTTCCTGAATTGCCTGACTTGCGTCCGGCGGTCTCAAAGATTGCGCCACCAGCGGTCTTATTGTGAATTGATACTGTCTGAACCCAGCCTTGACGATTAGGCTTAGTAGGTGTCAATTTATAGCCAACGCCTCGGCGAACTAGGCTAGCGTCATATTTAGGGAATTGACCCGGCTCGCTAGTGCCTACAAAGCCTGATGGCATTGCCGGATCGGCTGGCATATAGCCACGAGCCTTTTTGACCAATGGCTTTAAGAATCCAACCATCTCGTCACGAGTTTCTTTATCTAGATCAGGCGAGAATTGCTTGAGAGCCTTACGAAGCGCACTAGCGCCTTTTAGCTCTGTAGGCATCGCTCTGCTCCTTTGCTCGGTCTTTCAACGCTTTCAGTAACATCTGAAGCATTGACGAATCTAAATCTATTAAAGATTGTGGAGGGATAGCCGTCTCAATGCTCAATCGAGCGATGAGATAGTGGATGCTATCCCTGCCTAGGCCAAAGGGTCAGACTCTGCAACCTCTACACTCTTAAGAGTTTCGAGAAAGTCTGAGCCGAATGGCTTGACTGTGACTCCACTTAGTCGAAGGCCTTCCCATGCAAGCCAATAGACATCTGATTGCTTTTCATCATCGCGGAACGCTTTGTGAAATCCCTTTTTAG